TCACTGATCGGACCCGTTTCTACCATCGGTAGCTTGCGCCGTCGCCTTGGCCAGCCGCTTCTGATCCGCCCGGCGTCCGTAATGGGCGATCATTTCCAGCGTCTTGTGGCCGGTGATCGCCGCGACCTGTTGCGGGTTGTGGCCGTTCTCGACTAGGCGAATGGTGGCGTTCTTGCGCAGGCCATGGAAGGGCAGGCGCGGGCACTCGACGCGGTGCTGCTCGCGGTTCCAGATCGTGCCGAAGCCGTCCTCGGTGTAGGGCTGGCCGTTCTCGCGGGCGACGATGGTCAAGGGGGTGGCCGCCTGCAGCTTGCGCTTGGTCCGCTCGACGACGCGCGCGGCCTGTTCCTTGCGGGTGCGCTCCAGTTCGACGCGAAGGACCGGGGAGATCGGCAGCCACAGCTCGGCGCCGGTCTTGGCCTGCTTGACCATGATGCCGCCGTCCGAGGTCAGCGCGTCCCAGCGCATGGACAGCACGTCGGCACGGCGCTGTCCGGTCTCCAGCGCCAGAAAGAAGGCGATGCGTGCCGCGCCACGGCTCTTGTTGGAGAACTTTTCCAGCGCGGCTTCCGGCCACGGCAGCCAGCCATCGGAGTCGACCTTCAGCGGCTTGATCTTGCTGGCCGGGTTGGCGGCCAGCAACTCGGTATCGACGGCGAAGGCGAGCAGAGTCTTGAGCACCCGAAGGGCGCTATTGGCCTTCACCGGCTGGGCGGCCAGGCTGTCGCGATAGGAGCGAACCACCTTCTTGGTGATCCCGATCAGCGGCACGTTGCGCCACCTCTCGCGCATGGGCTCGATATGGCGCCTGTACTCGGCCTTGGTGGAGGTCCGCAGGTTATGGCTGAACTCGGGCGAGACGTAGTAGGTTTCCACCAGAGCGCCGAAGGTATCGGCGCCGGGCTTCGGGGTGGGCTTGACCTCCGCCGCCTCGTGCAGGCGCTGGTACTCGGCCAGAAACTCGGCCGAACCGGGTTCGCCCTTGATCGGATGGCGCCGGCCGTCGCGCCGATAGTAGTGGCGCATGCGGCCGTGGCGGTCCCGGTAGGCGTGAAGATAGGGCAGGTCGATCCGCCCCATGTCGGTAGTCTCCATCATCGGCTTTGCTGGATAGCGGCCAGCGCCATCGCCTCGGCGGCGGCGATGTCACGTTGTGATTGAGACTCGGCGGAGGCCATGCCGTCAAGATGGTGTACGGCGTCACCGTCAAGCGCCTTGTCCAACTCGCGGAGATCCCAAACCATCCGGCGTCCGTCCTGGTGCGGCTGGGGGAACTGCCCGGCCTTCACCCTGTCGTCGAAGGTGTTGGGCGACAAGCCGCAATAATAGGCGGCCATATCCCGGTCCATTCGACGGGGAAGCGCGGCTACGGGCCAATTGCGAGGCGGCTTGGGCATGGCGATATCGTCAGAGATTTGGCGTTGGAGAGGTGAAGCGGTTACGGGTTAGGACAGTCCGCCGCCTTGTCGAGCATCTTTGCCGTAGCGGGTCGCTGGTGGAGGAGGTCGGCGCCATCGAGCAGAGCTTCGATTTCCCAATCGACTTCTTCGACGGATACCGCTTCCCCTGCTGCCCGGCGGGATTTGATTCGGCGTAGCCGTTCGGCTGGTCCCAGGATGCGATACAGGGGTGGATGTCCCATGATTTCCTCACAATTTCATCTGTCTAAACAAGCAGGTGTTGAATGGTGCCGTCGGCGAAGTACGCCGGCAGCGGGGTGTCGGCGGTCGGTTCGTCGCCATCCCAGCCATCCGGCCAGGTCTTGGCGGCGATCAGCTCGCGGATGCGGGCCTCCTCTTTGGCGTCGAGCAGGTCGAGGCGCGGGCGGCCGAGCCGGACGGCGGCGGCGTTTACCTCGGCCTGGATGGTCAAGACGCGGTCGAGGCCCATCAGGCGGGCCGGAAAGGTCAGCGGACCCATGCGCTGCTGGTTCTTGGCCAGGGTGCCGTCCTGACGGCGCTCGCCGCCCGGCTGGCGCAGGCGATTCCTGGCCATGCGCAGTTCACGGTAGAGCGGCTTCAGGCCCTTCAGCGGCGCCAGATAGGCCCATGACGGATTATGCAGGATGGTATCCAGCGCCATGTCCTTGGCGGCCAGGGGGCAGCCGATGCAGCCGGTGCGGGCGTTGATCTCCTCCGCCTCGTCTCCGCCATAGGCGTCAGCGATCATGGCGGTGGACCAGTCGCCGAACTGCGGCTGGGGTGCCCAGTGCTTCAGCCACTCCCACACATGGCAGACCCTCCAGTGGAGCAGCGGAGCCAGGGTGGCGATGCGGCCCCGTACGCCCTTGGCCTCGGGGAGCGTCTTCTGGTACCAGCCCTGGCCGCACTCGGCGCCGTCCTTGCTGCAGCTCATCTCGATGCGGCGATCACGCATGGCGGACTCGCCCTGGCGGACGCCGGTGATCATCAGGAACGGCTTCGGGGCGGCGGCGCCGTCCAGGTCAGGACCACCGTTATGGTTTCGCTCGATCTCGTCGAGCTTGCACGCCACTGCCTCGCCCATGGGGTCGATCTTGATCTGGCGGGTACACCAGCGCAGCGTGTTGTTATTGGGTGGCGGCACGCCCCGGCCGAGGATGTAGACGAAGAACCGCTTGTCGAGCGGGGCGCGGACCACATGGACCTCGATTCCCCGGTCCCGCAGCTCGTCCATGATCTGCAGGGCGGCGATGGCCAGAGGCGTCAGTTCCATGCGGGTGTCGGCGTAGAACACGGTGAACGACATCGGCGCCGGAATCTTCCCGGTGTCGATCAGCCAGCAGATCAGCGTCACGGTGGCGCTGGAATCCTTGCCGCCCGACCACGCCATGCCCCAGTGGTCATGATCATGGGCATAGGCCAGCAGCGACTGCACCGTCAGTTCGATGCTTTCGGTCATCTGCAGCCGCTGGCTGCCGGCGAAGAGATCAGCCGCCATGGATCTCATCCCACTCCCACCAGCCCTGTTTCCCCTTGGCGGGGATCGGCGTGGCCAAGGGCTGAACATCGGTCAGCAGCCACGCCCAGCGGCCGGGGGTGTAATCTCCAAAGTGGTCGGTCTTGAGGGTCAAGTACTGCGGGCCGGTGCCCCGCCGCTGGACAACCTGCCCGCCATCTCCGAGTTGATACGCCCCGGTCAGCACAGCGGTGGCGACGGCGGCGCCAAGCGGGAGAAGGGACCAGTTCAGGCCATCGAATCCGGCATCGTCGAGAGCGTTGCAGATCGGCTCCCATGCGGGGTCGTTGGCCCGGTACATCTCCATGTAAATCTTGACCGGATCGCGCACCGCCGCGTGGATGGCGATGCGCTGGCCGATCAACTTGGCCGGCGGTGGAAAGCTGCGCGTCTCGAACGTCTTCGCGCCGATGGCGATCAGCGAGGCCCAGGGCTGGTGCAGGGTGATGGCGCGCATGGTCTTGCTCCTCAACTTCAGGTATGGGGCAAGTGTTCGGCAGGAGCGGGCATCGTGTCCCAATCCGGGCGGGCATCCATGTTTCCGTGCCAGTTTTTCCATTCGCTCCAGCAGTTGTTGCACATAGTTGTTTCGGCGAAGTCATCATCGCCCGGATAAACCCTTAGTTCTGTCCGGTTATCGTGGCCGCAGTATTCGGGTTCGCAGAGGTCGCAGACATACAGGATGCGGGTCATGTCTCGGTTTCCTTCAGTTGCCCGTGCGCTGGTTCCACCGCTTCGCGGCAATGGATTTCTGTTCGGCGCGGCGGTCGCTGGTGTGGGCGCCGCATCCGCCGACCTCTTCGTCATCATCGCAATAGACGTAGTAGTCGCCGATCCCATTGGACCGGATAACTGGGGCGGTGTTGCCGCAAAACGGGCAAGGCTTAAGCGTCTGGGTGGTCATGGTCTGATCCTCAGTAAGGCAGTGGTTCGTGGTGCGGGCACGGGGCGGTCTGCGGATGGCCATCCAGGCAGACATGGTCCCGGGCGGTGGAGTTGATACAGTCGCGGCACTGAGGCGGCGGATCGGCCGGCGGAGTGGTGCCGTCGTGCTGTTCGGGCGTGGTCATGGCGCGGTCCTCGGCGTGGAGATGTGGCGGGCGCCCACCTTGGTCAGGTCGGCGGCCACCCAGTGGCGGCGCCGGAGCGCGATCCGGGCGAGCGCGATGATCTGGTTGCGGCTGCCGCCGTGGCGGAACAGGCCGAGATAGCTGTTGCAGGACGGCATGAAGTCCTCGGCCGGGATCTCCATCAGCCGGCGCAGGGCGGCGCGGTGGGTTCTGGGGCGGCCCTGGCGGCGGTGCGGACGGATGACGTGGCCGACGAAATCGACGCCCTTGGCGACCGGCGCCACGAAGGTCTTGTGCTCGGCGAGCCGCAGGCCGATGCCGGACAGGTGGTCCCGGATGGCATCTGCGGCGGCCAGCAGCGCCTTGGGCTCGGGGTGGATCAGGACCATGTCATCGACGTAGCGGACGTAGTGGCGCATGCCGAGGCGTCGCTTGATCATCTGATCCAGGCTGTCCAGGTAGACGTTGGCGAAGAACTGGCTGGACAGGTTGCCGATGGGCAAGCCGATGCCGGGCGGTGCCTGGAACAGGCTTTTGTGCGGCGGAACCAGGGCCAGGGTTCCGGCGCCGTCCTTGACGATGGCGTCCCGGCGCACGTCCTGGAACACCAGCTTGCGGCACAATTCCAGCATGGTGGTGTCCTTGATCCGGAGGGCCAGCATGGCGAACAGGTCGGCGTGGCGGATCGAGCCGAAGAAATTGGCGATGTCGGCTTTCAGATAGAAGGCCGGCTTGCTCCAGTTCTCGGTGGCCGAGCGTAGGTGGCGGTGCAGGCGCTCGGCGCCGTACAGCGTGCCGCGTCCCTTGATGCAGGCGCAGGAATCGGCGATGAACGCCGGCTCGAACAGCGGGTTGACGGCGCGATAGACCAGGTGGTGGACGATGCGGTCGCGGAACTGGGCGGCCCACACCTCGCGCGGCCGGGGGCGGGTGATGGCGAAGACGGTCGCCGGTCCCGGCATCCAGGTGCCGGCCTGCAGCTCGGCCAGCAGGTCCATCAGGTTGTTTTCCAGCGCCATCTCGAAGTCCAGGGCGGAAGCCGTGTTGCGCTTGTGGCGCCGGCAGTCGTAATAGGCCTCGAAAAGCTGGGACACGGTGATGTCTGACGGCTGTTGCGTGATCATGTGCGGACGGCTCGGACCCGGTTTCTGTTGTTCTTGTTGTTGTTGTTCTGGTTGCCGTTGTTGAAGTTCTGCAGCCAGGCGTAGCCGGACCAAGTCCTGTCGGGGGTGTATAGGCCGGGCCGGCGATTGGGCTTCCCCATCGACGCCGGCCGAGCTGCGCCGGGACGCGCGGGGGAGCACCCGCCGTATCCCATTGGCGCCTGGAGCGACCCCGTATGCATCGGGAGGGGCCGCTACCCCGACCAAATGATGCGCACGGGCGCGAAGGCCTTGACCTTCGGGCATCAGGCGCTCCTCGCGTATTTCAGCCATGCCGTCGCCTGCTTGCCGACGCCGGTCGTCAGTTCCACCGTGTCCCCGAATTGCTTGGGGGAGATCAGGTGAAGGTCCTTGGACAGGCGCAGTTGCAAGCGCAGCACCTCCAGGTGTTCGCGCATCCTCTCGATGTGCGGCACCTTGGCCGGGCCGGTGACGCAGTTGGCGCGGAAGATCTCCACCGCCATCTGCTGGCCCTCGGTCAGGATCTCGCGGGCCAGAACCTGCCGGTAGTTGCGGGGATACTGTCCCGTCAGCTTCGCCAGAAGCTGGACCAGGGCGTATGTCTCGCGGTAGATGGGCAGTTCAGTGGCCAGCGCCATGCAAAACCTCCTCCAGGCATCACCCGGCCGCCGAAGCGGCCGGATAAAGGGTTAAAGGGCTAAAGAAGACATTTGCGGACGGCTCGGACCCGGTAACTGATGCCCTTGCCGCTGTCGTGGCTCTGGTCGCCGTTGAAGAAGTCCTGCAGCCAGGCGTAGCCGGAGCTGTACTGGGTGCTGGTCCAGTACCATTCCTGCCGGAAGGCTTCGGGGCTGCCCTCCTGGAACACCTCGGCCAGGCTCTGCGCCGGAGTGATGCCGGCCCGGGGCATGGCGGTGGCGCGCAGCCCGGTCATCTGGTCCAGCGCCGGGATGTGCCAGCCGCCGACGCCGTCGATTTCGAGGTCCAGGATCGTCTGGGCGATCTCCGAGCCGGCTTCCGCCATCGCCCGGGTATTGGCGAGGCCGTCGAGCAGCGAGCAGGCGCCGGGCACGTCCCGGAGCTTCTTCAGCCACGGAACGGGGTCGAAGTCGCCAACCTCAGCACGCGACACGACGAGACCGGCCAGGGCGCCGTTTTCGTCGATATACCGGGCTCCGAGGAATCCCCCTTCCATCGGCGTTCCGATGGCGGGAGTGATGATGGCGGGGGTGATCAGGCTCATTCGGATCTCCATGGTGCGTGTGGGAAGGCCCGGCCGCCGGAGCGGCCGGTAAAAGGATCAGGGGGTGAAGGGGAGGCATTTGCGGACGGCTCGGACCCGGTCTCTGCTGTCCTTGAGGCCGTAGTTGGTCTGGGTGCCGTCGTAGAAGGTCTGCAGCCAGGCGTAGCCGGGGCTGTCCTGGGTGCTGGTCCAGTGCCACGCCGCCTCGAAGGCCTCGGCGCCGCCCTCCTGGAACGCCTCGACCGCCGTCTGTGCGGGATTGCCGCCGGACAGCGGCATCAGGTTGCGCATCAGGGTCTGCATGTCGTCCAGGCTGCCCAGGTGCCAGTCGTCAAACCCGCCAATGCGCAGGGCGGCGCAGAAGGCGGCGGCCGGGTGATCGTCATCGGCGATGTCGCGGGTGTTGGCGAGGCCGTCGACGAACGACAGCGCGCCGGGGCTGGCGGTCATGGTGGTCTTCCAGGCCAGGACGGCTTCGCCCTCGGCCTTGGGCGACACGATGATCCACGCGCCGTCGCGGGACACGCCGCCGAAGAACCCACCGGCCATGGGGGTGCCGATGGCGGGAACGGGGATGATGAGCCCGGAAATGGGCGCGGTATCAGGCATGGTTGCTCTCCTGGTTGTGAACGGGGTTGTTGACGGACAGGGCGATTGACAGCTCGTGCCGAAGGCGTTCGGCCGGGGGCATCACCCAGATGGGAGTGTTGGACAGCACGAAGGTGTGACCGCTCCAGGCCAGCAGCAGGGTGTGGGCCATGGTGCTGGCGATGGCCTGGGCGGCGGCCGAGGGGACGGCGTTGCCGATGCATTCCCGGTGGCGGGAATCGCTGGTGCCGGCCAGCATCCAGGGCTCGGGCTTGCGGCGCTGCCAGATCCTGGCGCCGCCCTCGGTCTCGACCGGCTCAAACTCTTCGTCCGGGTCGAACATGGTCTGCAGCGCGGCCAGTTCCAGGGTGGTGAAGGGCCGGTGCCATGTGTTGTCCTCGGCGAGGATGACGCAGGCCAGGCGCTCGTCCAGCGCCGGCAGGCGGGGGTCGGCCACCGACCACTTGCCGTTGTCGTGGCAGGCATTGGCGTTGACCGACCCGGCCGGGGCCTCGTAGGGCAACACGCCGTACATGCCGGCGGTCAAGTAGGCCTCGCGGCCGTCCTTGAGGTAGGACGGGCGGGGGTCCGCTACGCTCATGGCCCCGGAGGTGAAGCCATGGCCGGCGGATGACGATCCGGTGATGGCGCCGACGTGATCGTCATAGGGCGTCACCCGCAGCTTGCTTCGGTGAGCATTGGGGTTCCAGTCACACCGAGGATCCGCTACGGCAAAGGCGCCCTGGCCGGTAGTGCTGCCGGAAATGACGGTGCGGGCGGCCTCGCCGTAGGGCGTCACCGCGTATTTGGAATGGCCGCTGTCCATGGGCCTGGGGTCGGCGACCGCCAGTCCGCCGGCGGATGGGGACTGCCCGCCGGTGACCGCATTGCTGTGATCATCGAAGCGGACCACGCGATAGACATTGTTATGGGTGGCGGCGCCGATTCCCGCGCGAGGATCGGCCACGGCGTACTTGCCGCCGCCCACCGCCGACTGGCTGCTGACCGCCCCCGACGGTTCATCCCACCGGCGTATGCCGAGCTGCGAGTATTCCGCCATGCCGGTGGGGCGGGGGTCCGCCACGCTGAACGCCCCGTTGAGGGGAAAGCCCCGGCTGGTGACGGTGCAGGCGGTGTCGGCCCAGCGCGACAGGCCGAGGGCGCCCCGCCGCAAGTCCTCTTCGGCCCGGGGATCGGCGACGGCGAAGCGACCGTTGGTGGGGAACGATTCCCCGCACACCGCGCCGGTGGCAGTAGGCCAGCCCATCACGCCGAAGGCGCCATTGCGAAACTCGCGCTCGGGCACGATGCCATAATCCCGCAGCATGCCGTCCTCGACGGCCAGGCGGTTAAGGCTGCGCCAGTCCTTGCCGGCCTGGACGAAGGCGAGGCGGACCCAGGTCTTCCACTGCAGGGACGGAATGCGGTGCATGGGGCCGGCGCACGGATCGCCGGGCATGGGCAGGCGGTCCAACACGTCGCCCACGCCCCTGAGCCGCTTCTTGGGCGGCTCGTACAGGAAGGGCGGCACCTTCGCCATGTGGCGGGCGACCATCAGGAAGCGCTTGCGGCTTTGCGACAGGCCGCCGATCTCGCCGCAATCGTGGGCGGTCTCCTCGACGGCGTAGCCATGGGCGCGGAACAGAGCCTTGATCTGGTCGAGGAGGTGGCGGCCCCTGTTGGCGATGCGCGGGACGTTCTCGAAGATCCACAACTCGGGCGGATCGTCCTTGAAGGCCTCCAGCGTCAGCCAGACGCCGCGCAGGGTCAGGCCGTTCAGCGCCTGATACTTGGCGCTGGCGCTGCGGCTTTCCGCCAGCAGGCCGCTGAAGCCCTTGCAGGGCATGGAGGTGAAGACGATATGCGGGAACTCGCCGCCGGCCGAGCGGCGGATATCGTCCGGGGTGGCCTCTCGCCATCCAGCCGGCGGTTCCTTGCCGTGGAAGGCGCGATATTGCTCGGCGCTGAACAGGTCGAGCAGGGTGCCATTGACCCCGGCCAAGCGGTTGAAATCGGTGATGGCCAGGGGGTCGTGATCGACGCCGCCGATGCAGCGCATGCGGGCCAGCAGGTTGCCGACGCGGGCGGAGCCCATGTTGAAGCCCCGAGCCCCAGGGCCGCCTCCGCAGCAGACGTGGTAGTGGCGGATCTCGACTTGCGTCACGGCGGTGGTGAGGTTCATCGCGCAGCACCCTCCGCCGAAGCATCATCCAGGGTGCGAACCGCGTTCGCCGCCTGCGCCTGGGTCGTTCCCATGGCGCGGGTCTTCTTCATGGTGACGGTGGTGGTCATGGTGACGGTGGTGACGTTCATGCCTTCGACCTCGGCCAGCAGGTCCGCCGCTTCTTCGGGCGAGGCGGGCTCGAAGGCGGGGACGATGCCGTCGCCGGTTTCGACCTCCAGGGCGTGGATTTTGAGCAGCCCTCCCAGGGTCCAGTCGCAGCCTCGCGCGGCGTTGAAGCGGCCCTCGCAGCTGAAGTAGACGTAGCCGTCCACCTTGTCGGTGGGAACTTTCGACAACGCGACCATGCTGGCCATGCTCTGGACATGTCCGCAGCTGGGGCACTTGAAGGCGTAGTGGTTGCTGTTGGGCATGCCCTGGGCGGCCAGTTCACCCTGGAACTGGGCGTAGGAGACGCGGCGGGTCTGGGGGCAGTCCCTGCGGCTGAGGGCGCGTTGAGACGGGGTGTCCATGTCAGTCCTCTCCGTTGATGCGGGATCGCCTGGCCTGCGCGTCCGCCTCGCGGGCGCAGGCGCCGCACAGGCGGGCGGTGGGGATGATCTCCAGGCGTCCGGCCTCGATCCCGAAACCGCATTCGGTGCAGATCCCGGTGCTGGGGATGCCGCTGGCCTCGGACGTCCGCCGAGCCCGTTCAATGGCGTCGGCGAGGCGGTATTCGGCGATCAGGGTGGCGCGGTCGGCGTCGTCCAT